GGGACTTTTCGCTCATATATTTTAAAACCCGAGCTAGTCCATTTCGACTTAGTACTTCATCTTCCTCATAAATTGCAAACGGGTCGGCAAATGGATATCTAAATGTTCTATACCTTGGGAGCGTAACCATCTATGAAAATGTCGTCCTATTTTCAGTTCGTAATCGTTTTTCCAAGTCAGTATAAATCTAACAAGTGTATCGAACTTATCATTTTCAGCGGCACAAGCATAACCCAATCCAAGAGCACGTGTTATAAATTCATCAATGTCACGGTCTGGAAATTCTGGGTAGGCTAAGCTTGAAAGCCATTTCTGGTAGCTCTTAATTGGATAACCATTACCAATTTGATAACCAAGGAATTCAATGTTACTCAAATACTTGGAAGTACTTGATTTATTAACGTTCAACTCCATTCCTATTAATGAAAACAGGTCCTGCGCATCATCTAAATCAAAGCGCAAATCGGAGGAACATAGACTATCATCGCCAAGGACTTTAATATATTTAGGCGGTTGACCATGCAACTTAAGATAGCACCAAGTTATGATTATATGATTAACAATTGAATCAATAACTTGTGTAAAATAACTTCCACTTGGTATACCAACGTTTTTCTTATATCTTTCACCATTTGCTAATCGGATAGTTGTAAATTTAAAATAACTCTTAATAAAATCCCAGCAGCGATAAAGCTCAACTGAGTTCGGAGTGCCATATTCATCATATCTGGTAAAATCAATCTGATATTCAAGGATTTTGAAAGCCTCTTCAATCAACCAGATTGGAACAGTTTTGTCGAATCTAGAAAAGTCAAGTGCAGTGAAATATTTACCTTTGCATTCTTTAACAATTCTTGACATTCCACCAACAGCAGTTTCATAACCATATGCCATAGGTGTAGCACTTCGTTTAATAGCGTTAATTATAGGTAAAGCAAACATAGCTTCACCGAGTACCATAGTCAAAGGATAACCCCAGACAGCTCTAACTTTATCCGGTTCACCTTCTTTCTTTAAATGAGAACGTACATGGGCCATGGAATCAGGCGGATACATTTTGACTCCTTTCTTAACAAATGACCAAAACTTACGTATTGACGCAACATTAGAATTGGATTGAATAACCTCTTTCTTTGTCTTATACCCATATTCTGACCAAGGTAGACAAGGGGAGGAACTCCATATTTCAAGCTCTTTATTGTTAATTACGTCTAATAAATGCATAGGCCTTACAGGTGGTAAGGAAAAAGCCTGTGCAGTTAAAGATATTGCAAGTTTCATATGTGTATCTTCATTAAAAGCGAATTTAGTTTTATTATGATATTGAAATAAATCATCTCTTATTCCTTTAAGGGAAATAGTGCTGCGCAGATATTCTGGTACTTCATCCAGAAAATCTAGGTATGGTGTTTTCCTGGCAGTTGTATGCCTTTGAGGAAAGCCTCTCTTTTCTTCAAGTTTTATCATCATGCAAACATG